ACGACAAGGATCCACAAATTTGTGAACCATCCCGGAAGTGCTGCAAAATGCTCAAAGAATATATTTACTTTGTCCATAGCTCCCGGATCGTCACTTACGACTGCCCAGGCCAGGATTGCTATTGGCGCCGAGAGAATTATCAAAACTGCCTCGTCCTTCCAATCTGATTGTCTAGCCTCTAACAATTTTCCCTGGTAAGCTTCCTTACCTTCGGCCATACGAGATGCATGCATAAGCTGTGCATCAGACATCGCCATCTTCGTTCTCTGCTTGTTAGCATAAATTTTACTACCAGCAGAAACGGCTAATTTAATTGCCGATAACCACATGTTAGTACCAAGTAGCTTTTTTACTTTTAGACTTTAACATTCTTTTAGTTCCTCTAACCTCAACTGGATCTCCAACACCTATTTTGTTGAACACTCTGTCTTGGTTTGTAAGGACAGTAGATCTTGGATCTGTTTCAGTTCTAATTTCTGGAGTTGCAATCTCTACACCACCAGTTGCATTAGACGAAGCAACAGTTCCTTTTCTACCATAAGAAAGTTTATTTTTTAAATCTGCCATAATTTTCTCCTTAAGCTGTTATAATTATTTTTTTTTAAAATTTCTACCAAAATCGTGTGCTTTACTTCGGTTAGCCATTTCTTGTTTAGCAATAGACGTAGCAGCACGTAATTCTGCTAAGTCTTCGTTTTGAGCAAGTTTTTCATCCTTGTTTTGTTGATTCATCATAGCTTTCATCTTATCAAGATTGATTTTTTCTTGAGCTTGTTGTGCAGATACAAAATCATCCTTAGCTCTGATGTCCAATTCTCTTGCTTTTAACTTAGCAATTGGGTCATTTCCGTATTCACCCATTAATTCTTGTTCTTCTTTAGCAAAATCTTCAAACATTTCTGCAATTAAAACAGCTTTTCTAGATTCTATTTGCATATTTAAAGCCATCATCTGTTGTTGAACCTGTGGATCTTGTGCCATTGCAGGATTGGCTTGCATTTGTTGTTGCATTTGCTGCATCATTACAATTTGATCTTTAAATTCTACTTCAACTTGCTCTAATGACATCAAACTTATGTGTTCAAAAATATTTTTTTGCATTGAACCAGTTATCATTGGGTTTCCTCTAGCCATCGAAGACGACATAAAGTTTAAATGGGCTGTTATATGAGCTCTATGGTCTTGTCCTTTAAAAGCTTGGAACGGTTGTCCACTTAAAGCTTGAATAGCTTCAATACTAGGATCCATTGGCATAGGTTTTGGAACTGGTTTTAAAACCATGTCAATATTTTTTACACCTAAAGCTTCATACATAGCACGATACGCATTATACATATTATGCATTTGCGGATTTGATTGTGCTAATTGTAATTCAGCTTGAGCAATTGAAATTCTTTGTGTTTGAGAAAATATATTAGGATCTGCTACAGGCAGAATATCTATTCTATCATCAAAGTCTTGTTGTTTAATAGTTCTTTGTCCACCTACCACATCGTAAGGATATTCTTGCGGTAAATATGTTTTAAATACTCGAGCAAGCATTTTAAACTCATGTTTAAGACTCACATAAATTCTTTTGTGAATTGCAGACATAGTTCTACTTCCTCGTTCCAACAGCGCTACGGTCGTACCCACTGCCGCTTGTTGGTTCCCATCACCTACTTGCAAGTCTGCTATTGAAGCGAAACGTTGACCTGCCTCTACTACGACCCCCATTAGTTGTAACAAAGTTTGTGAAGGCTCTTTAAATGGTAATGCCATAAAAGCATCTTTAATATTTCCACCTGGAGCATCCACATCTCTAAATTCACCTGGAGTAATAGATTGCGCGTCATCTCTAATTCTAATTCCACGCATCTTAAATCCTGCTGGTAAATTAGAAAGAGTACCCGCATCTAGTAATGATCTTAGGGCTGCAGTCGCAGTTCTTGATAATCCGCCTATCATATGTATTAAACCAAAACCATAAAAACCTAGTCCTGGTAAAAATTTAAAATGAACAAAGTAAGAAATTTTCTTTTTTAATGGATCGTTAGCTTCATAGTTTCTTCTAATAGCCAATACTTCACGTGACGCTTCTTCGATTGTTACAATGTAAGGTAATTTAATTCCTGTAGGTTGTCCATCATCTCCTCGGTCCTCGAATCCTTCTAAGTCTAAATCAATATGAAATTCTAGGATATTATAAATATCTTCGTCATGTGTTTTTTGTATTCCCTCTAACTCTCTTTCTTTTCTATCTAAATCAGATTCTACATCTCCAGGAGTTCCAAGTTCCACGTCTCGGTAAAAACCATTCACTTGTTGTTTTCTTAAATCATTCTCTTTGGTTTTTACAACGTGAACCACGGCTGTTGCATCTTCTAAAGATGTTGCAGAATAAGGTACAACCAAATCTTCCGCAGGTACAAATTTAGAAACTGCTCTTCCTAATAAATCATCGTAGTAAACTTTTTTAAATGCAGATCCTGCTAAAGGTAAATAAAACAACAATTGATCAAACTCAGGTTCGTATTCCTTCATCTGATCCATCAACTGCCAATTCATAAAATCTTTTACTCTTTGTGATTGCATTTCTTTTTCAGCAGAGGGTGCACCCATAATTTGAGTTCTGATAGGTCCATCTGCTGGTAATAATTCTTTGTAAGCTAAAGCTTGAAACTGTGTAACTGCTTCTGCAAGAACTGGGTGAGTTGCACCAGCAGCTCCATTGAAAGGTTCTGTTCTATCTTCGTATTTAAATCCTAAAAGATCTAGTCCAGTTATGTAACTATGTTCCCATTCTTTACGAGACTCTTTGTAATCAGTATAGTTAGAATTTAATTCTGAACCTAAAGGACCTAATGTTTCCTCTGGTAATAACTCAGCTAAATTGTCAAAGTGGTTTTCACTTTGTGCTTGGTTAAATGCTCCAGGTTCAAAATCAATCTCTACACCGCCATCTTCAGTGGGAGTAATTTCTGCTTCACCAGCGTTTGGTACTGATTCTGTAATTTCTTCTTGGACCTCAACTTGTTCCTCGGGCCCTGCTATTTCAACCGTTTTTCTTATTTCGGTTAATGCTTTGTCTATATCTGCCATTTATATTCTCCAATTTATCTTGTATAGTTGGTTTTGATTCATTAATCAAGCCTCGTGGATTGGGGCCACTTAATGGTGGTATCTGATCCCATTTAACATGGGACATATTTTTAGTAAGAGTAGGGTTTTTTTTCATTACCAGTAAAATTTCTTTTTTCTTTTAGGCTTTTCTTCTTCTTTGTAATCTTCAGGATGATCTATAAATCCGCCTTGTCTATATCTTAACAGAGCTTGAGTCGTAGAGTCAACTAAATCATCATGATCTCCATAAGGAAAGGCTGCACATTCTTCAACAACCTCTTGAGCAAACTCTTGATCTAAAGGAGCCCAAATTTGTCCCGCTTCAAAAAGTGGAGATACTGCATTAACTCTTGCAATTTTATCTTGACCTTTACTAGGTGTAAAATTCATTGCAGGAATTCCCATGGCTCTTAACTCATACATCAAAGGAAGTCCAGACGCCTTGGCTTCTATAATTACTGTTTCAGGATTCCAATATCTGTACTGCTCTAGTGCAACACGACGAAGCTCTGGAAACTCTAAACGTTCTTTAAACGCATCTAATAATATTAATTGACGAGGTGAGTCTTCATTAGGACGAAAGACTCCCCAGGTGGTAATAGCTGAGTAGTCGGCAGTTTCTTTTTTAAGGTAAGCTGTATCATAACTTTGAATGGTATGTTCAATACGAGGCATATCTTTATGCTCCCAATTTTTCCACCACTCTCTTTTAATGAGAGCTCCTTCTTCCGAAGTTGGGTTCTGCATGTATTGCGCGTTCCATTTTGCAAGACCCGCGGATGCTTTAACAGAATTTAAATCTTCAATTTTCCAATACTCAGGCCAAACAGGTTTACCATTAGGTAAGACTGCAGGGAACTCTACGACTTCCCATTGATCCGCGTTCTCGTTGCTTTGTGCATTAATTAATTTTTGAGTTAAATCTTTTGTTGACCACCTAGTCATAACTAAAACAATACGACCTCCTGGTTGAAGCCTTTGCCGTGGTCCACTAGTATACCACTCATATGCATTATCAAATGCAGAAGGTGAGTTTACATCTTGCTCTGAATGGGGATCATCAATAATGAGTAGATCAGCACCTCTACCGGTCACCGCACCTTGGACACCTACTGCAAAGTATTCACCACCATCGGATGTATTCCAACGTCCTGCAGCTTTAGAGTCTTCTTGGAGTCTTGTTTTAAAAATTTGTTGATACTCTTCTGAGTCAATTAAATGTTTTGCCTTACGACCAAAGTTTACTGCAAGCTCCGCTGTGTGAGTCGCTTGAATAATTTTTAATTTAGGATTCTGTCCAATCATCCATGCAGGAAGTAAGTTAGAAGCAAATTCAGATTTAGTATGCCGGGGGGGCATGTTTATAATTAAACGTGTTAGTTCACCTGTTGCTAATCTATTAAATTTATCTGCTATGGTCTGATGATGGGACCCCTCTATAAAATCTGGCCACATTTTTTTTACAAAAGATAAAAAA